GTTAATCTTAGTGGCGTCTGAGGAAATGGTGGCAGATCCAAAAGTTAGCAAAAACATTGAGTCAGCAATCGCTTATGTCGGCGGTCGATGCGAGACACTATTCTCTGGCGTTTACGTGCGAAAGAATGTGCCTGGATTGATTGCGATACTAAGCATGAATGGATTAGCGACATGAATAAACTATTTGAAAATTGGAATAGGTTTTTAAAAGAAGCCGCTCCGCCGGAAGACGATACTGACGCCTTGTACGATCGGTATTGGCGCCCCGCCGTGGAGAATTATTATGAAGGCTCTTCTAACGTCGATCAATATTATGAGGACTATGATCCTGATAGTTCCGATGATAAGGCGCACTGGCACGTCAGGTTTGCTATTAGTCATTTGAATAGTTTGCTGGGTAGAAACCCACAACCAACTGATGAAGAAATTATCGACGCGATTCACGAGGGCTGGCACGAAGGCGACTACTCGCGGAGAGAGCAGGAAGATATGGATCGAGACTACTAAGTATGAAAAGGATTAGCAACATGAAAATTACAAAAACACAACTTAAACAGATTATTAAAGAAGAGCTTGAGAGCGTTCTGAGCGAACGCGCCCCATCTGGCATGCCACCGGGCTATGTCACAATTGGAAGCACACCGCAGAAGATTGGTGAAGATAAAGTATTTGCGGAGATTTGGGTACCCCCAGGCTGGAAAGAGATAATGGGCGAGATTGCGAAAGGCAGCGGAGCAAACTTTAAAGTTTTCTTGCCAGACAGGACCGGACAATTTGTAGGTACGAAGTTTGGAAATTACGTCTTGGTGGGAGAGCCAGCCATTAAAGCCGCCGGCGAGAACGACCCAATGCGTGCATTGATAAAAATTATCATGAACCAAGCTGGATAAGAGTGTTAATGTTAAGAAAGTTTTGAAAAGGAATAAAAATGAAAATCACAAAAACACAACTTAAACAGATTATTAAAGAAGAGTATGATGCCTACAGCATTGAAAGCATCCGCGAGCGTTCCGATGCAATGGAAATGGCGCAGGAAGTCAGTGAGATCATGAATTCAGTGGACTTCCGGTCGCTCTCAGGCAAAGAAGCTTATGGCATGATAGTAGACGCTATTAACACCGACCCCGCCGATGCGGCTCAATTCTGGCACGACATGCTGCATCCGCATGGACCCCTTCTGTATCGAGAGCAAGAAGAAGAAGAAGACTAAGTATGAATGGATTAACAACATAGGGAATAATCAAATGAAAATCACAAAAACACAACTTAAACAGATTATTAAAGAAGAACTTGAAGCCGCAATTGATGAAGGCTTTTTAGATAGACTAAAGTCAAAGGCAAAGGGGCACGTCACCAGTGTTACTGCTGGCGGAGGCATCGACCGGTCCGAAGAGGGCGAGAAATCTGGTGGTCTTGCGCAGATAGATTTCCAAATCAAAATGGGACACAAGTATCAAAATGCTCTTCAGAAGATGTCGCAGTCAATAGCCAAGGATGCTAAAAAAATGGCCGGCGACAAGGATTTCCAACGCCGCATGCAATCAATTATGCAAATTTTGAATAAAGCCGCGAAGGCATTAGATCCAGAAGCGCTTCGCGCAGCCGAGGGCGAAGCCCGAAAGAAAGAACGCGAAGGTCGATTCTAGGAGTAGCGATATGAAAATCACCCTTGAAAGATTGCGCGAGATTATAACCGAGGAAGTTATCAAAGAGGAGCTTGCTCCCGAAATTGCTGTGCCGGCTATTGCCGCAATGCTTCAAGGTACTGATTCGGTCGATACTTCCGAGATCTTTGGAGCCGTCTTTGATCAAATGTATGGCGAAGGCGCCTTAGAAGGCGAAGCCGAAAGAATGGCTAGCGCAGAAGAGCCCGAAGAAGAAGACTTTCCAACTGAGTATCAGCCCGGCGGGAGTGAAGGCGATCGACCGGTGATGGGCTTTGAAGAGAATATAAACGAGATCATCCAAGAAGAATATTACATCTATATGATTGAGCAAGAATATAAATTGCTTCAAGAGGCTCCTAATGCCGAGGGTATTTTGAGAAGCTCATATGGGCTCAGTCCTGGCGAGATCAGCCCTATTGATCTGAAATCTGGATGGGAAGAGGTGTTGGCTGACCGATATGCCCCCCCCGCAGAACGTGCCGGCGCCGAAATGTCGAAGGAGTTATACGACAAATTAGAAGACTTGGCGGTTCAGTCTGCCGTCGATATTAGTAATGCTGATATTTATTGGCAAAAGTATTTAAATTTAGGCGGTAGCCTGCGAGATATTATCGCCGCAGCACCGGAGAGTGCCGATATTGTAGGAACCTTAGAAAAACTGCACCAAAGGTTGAGAAACCGCCAAGAGCACGAGGGAGCAGAAGACGATCCAGAGTCCATGCGTGATTTTCAAGGGCGCCCCATCAGCCGCTGGTCAAAGTCACAAGATGACACATCGGCACTGCAAGAAGAAGAGAAATATAAAAAGTCTTTTTATAGGGCAAAAGAAAAAAGAGCAGACGATCTTATAAATAAAGGCGTGAACAAAGATATGGCTTATGGCATCGCTGATAAGCAGGTGGCCAAAGCAGGTAAGAAAAAGAAAAAAGGAAAATAAACAATGGAAGAGACAAAAGCAAAACTAGACAGATTGGTCGAGAAGATGATTTCTCGTAAATTTCTGGTTTGGTTAACCGCCACAGGGCTTATGGCATTTTATGGACTTGATTCAGGAGATTGGGTAATGCTCTCTGCAATTTACATCGGCGCCCAAGGCGTTATTGATGGCATTGCAAAGATGAAAGGCGTTTGATGTTAAAGATTGACTGGCTTAAAGTTCTCGGTCTCGCAAAGAAAAACTGGAAAGAAATAACAATTATTATCCTTTTACTTACAGTTATTGGAAAAATGCGTTATGATTATAAGCAGCTGGAAGCAACTTACGAAACCAGCCAAGAATCTTTGCAAAATCAGATCGAAGGCTTGCAAGCAATTCATGCCGAAGAAATAGAAAGAAAAGAACAAGCATTGCAAAATTATCGCGATGCGTTAGAATTATTGGAGAGAGAATATGAAAAAGAAAGAGGCGAAATTGAACTCGTGGTTGAGGAAAGAATTGTTGAAATTGAAACTACGATCGATAATCGAAAGCAGTTCACCGAAAACAAAGAAGAACTCGCAGAACAAGTAACAGATACATTCGGATTTCAGTATGTTCCTTAAAGCATTGTTATTTTCATTGGCGGCTCACGCAGAGCCACCACAGTTTACTATTGTCGGACAAGATGAACCAGCGCCTTTTGAGGGTGTTTTATTTAACAAGCGCGCCATGGCTGAGTTGTTAGTTCTTCCGCTGGAATATACCTTACAATGCGATTTGGAAGTAGAATATCAAATAGATGTTCAGGCAACCGAATTTCAACTTGAGCGCCAGAACTTTCAAATCCGTTTGGATTCAGTGCTAAAAGAATATGAATTACGCATAACAGAAAAAGACAAAGAAATTTATGCCCTCCAGGAGGCAATCGCAGCGCAAGCACCAAGTAATAAGTGGTGGTGGTTCGCCGGCGGCGTGGCTGCTGGTGTCGCAACTACTTACGCTGCATACCGAGTTTTTAATGAGCAATGATCCAAATAAGATTGCTGCGATAGAAAAAGCCATAGCCGAAAAATACGGCAGAGAAGCCGTTCAGAATCCAAAGGGAAATTGGAACGAGAGCAAAGAGAAAGAATATCTTGAACAATCCCGAGAGTTTTATAAGAAACAGTATAAAAATGAAGAGTGGCAAGAAAAAGTAGATGTTAATGGGATTAAGATCTCGAAAAAACTACTTAATAGAGAATCTTTAAAATGTTGTCCTATCTGCGGAACCTTTCCAAAGAAATCTATGGATGATGTGTGTCTTGTCAAATTTGATTGTTGTAATACTTGCTACATAAAATATGTCGAGGATAGAGAAGAGAGATGGTTAAAAGGATGGAGACCTAGTGAAATTAAGTAAAACGAAATTAAAGCGAATTATCTTAGAAGTTCTATCAGAAACTAATGGAGGCGTCACCGACCAACAAGCAGCATCGGCTGCGGCTATCAAGAAAAAACTGAAAGGAAAAGAATCTCAACAAGAAGTTGGCAAACTTGTCGCAAGAGAGCGCCAAGTCGTTACCGCTCTGTCGGGCATTCAGAAAGCCCTGGCTAGCCAGCCAGGAAATCAGGCAAGTCAAAAAGTTGTAATGCTTGTGCAGCGACTTATCGATGAGTTAAAGAAAGGACCAGAAGGGACCATCACCACAGAAGAAGGAGACGGATAATGGCTAAGAAAAAAGAAGCAGCTTCTATTTCAGATATCGTGAGCGGCTTGGCTCAAGCTGCAGCTAATGCATATGACGGTGCGTATACTGAAGATGGAGAACTTTTAGAAGTTGGATTAAAAAGAGAAGAAGGCGATCTTATTCTAGACAAAAGAGTTCTAGATGGATTCGGAGTTGTGTTTTATGGACCCATGATGTGTATTAAATATCACTCAGAAGTTCAGCTTAAAGAAGTATATGCCAATGGTTTCGAAACAGAAATCGAGCAGCGCTTAGCTGACATTGCCTCTTATCTTAAAAAGGAATACCGTAAAATTACTGGCAAATCAGTTAGTTTAACCAAAGAAGGCGAAGTAGAAGTTATGGTCGAGAGCACATCTAGAGTACGAAGCTGGGTAACTGCTAAGATGCATTATAAGATTGGCGGACTAGATAAAGTTGCCATGGTCGGCGAGGCAAATGTGGATCCGCTCCACGCCAGCCACGAAGCATCTTGGAAAAAATTTGTTGAATTAGGCGGCTGGAAAGGTAAAAGACCAAAGAACGACAGTCGCAAAAAGGAATCTTAAAAAGTGCGCCTTACTAAATCTAAGTTAAGGCAGCTAATTTTAGAAGAAATTAGATTTACTGTAGGTGAAGCAGCGCAGAGATCTGAAAAATATCTTTTTGATAAAATACCCGAAGTTTGTGAATTGCACTATAATGACTTGATTGTGGAGAAAGGTAATTCTGATTATGGCATTCTAGCCGCGTATCGTCATTTTATGGAAGGCATTAAAAGTAAAACAAATCGACCATTAAGCGTTGTTTGGATCAAAGAAGAGAACAAGTTTCTTGTTGTTGATGGTTATCATAGATTGGTGGAGTCATTGTTAAGAGGCCAGAATAAATATTTATGCGAAATAGACTGGACTGGGTTCACAAATGATTGGTCGTTACCGATATCAAGCGACAGGCTGATTTTAGAAGATCTATTCGAATAAAAATGATTAATGAGTTTTCAATTAGACAAAAAACAAAGAGTAAAAGAGATACTTAAGTGTGGAAAAGACCCCTCTTACTTCCTTAACACCTACGCAAGAATATCACATCCATTACATGGACTTATTCTTTTTAACACTTTCGACTTCCAAGACGAGCTTCTTACCGATTTTAATGATTATCGCTTTAACGTTATTCTAAAAGCTCGTCAGCTTGGTATCTCAACGATTACTGCAGGCTATATCGTCTGGATGATGTTGTTCCATCGCGATAAGGCTATTCTCGTTATGGCAACAAAGTTTGCGACAGCGGGAAACTTGGTTAAGAAAGTTAAACATATTATGCGTAATCTTCCAGACTGGCTTAAAATTGCCACTATTAGTGTCGATAATCGCACGTCTTTTGAGCTTTCTAATGGATCATCAATTAAGGCGGCTTCAACTTCTGGTGATGCTGGTCGTTCAGAAGCTTTGTCGCTTTTGGTTCTTGATGAGGCTGCTCACATTGAAAATCTTGAAGAGCTTTGGACAGGTTTATATCCTACATTATCGACAGGTGGACGTTGTATCGCATTGTCAACCCCGAACGGTGTTGGTAATTGGTTTCACAAGGCTTGTATGGACGCCGAGGCGGGTGCAAACAACTTCAACTTAACTACGCTTCAGTGGGAAGTGCATCCAGACAGAGACGAAGAGTGGTATAAAAAAGAAACCAAGAACATGTCTAAGAGACAGATCGCCCAAGAGCTTGAGTGCAGTTTCAATACTTCGGGAGAAACCGTTATTGATCCGGATTGTATGACGTGGATGTTATCTACCGTTAAAGAGCCGAAACATCGCACGGGCTTTGATCGTAATTTCTGGATTTGGGAAGAATTTGATCCCACCTGTAATTATTTATTGGTTGCTGATGTATCGCGAGGCGACGGCGCCGATTTCTCCACTTTTCATATCGTTAAACTTGAAACGCTAGAAATCATAGGCGAATATCAAGGGAAGCCAACAATCGATATGTTTGCAAATATGCTAAATAGCGTTGGCAGAGAATTTGGCGGCTGCATGCTTGTGGTTGAGAACAATAATATTGGATATTCTGTGTTAGACAAGCTTATTAATGAATATCAATATCCAAATGTCTATCATTCAGTTAAATCAACTCATGAATATATTGAGCAACACCAAGCAGAAATAAGAAATTCGGCGGTCCCAGGGTTCACCACCTCTATGAAAACGCGCCCTCTCATAGTTGCCAAATTAGAGGAGTTTATCAGAAACAAACTAATTACCATATATTCATCTCGTATTATTAATGAGATGAAGACTTTTATTTGGAGGAACGGTAAGCCACAAGCGATGAAAGGCTATAATGATGATTTAATTATGGCGCTAGCTATAGCATGCTGGGTAAGAGATACCGCACTGCAAGTTAACGCAAGAGAATTAAATTATCAAAGAGCTTTTGTTAGCGCAATTTATACCACGAAGACTACTATGAATACTCAAATCAAAGGACAAGAAGGCTACAAAAGAGACGAAATATTTGATAAAATGACTGAAGCAGAGAAAATATATGAACAATACAAATGGATTATAAAGTGAGAAACTAAATGCCCCCAAACAAAAACCCTTCCAATAATCAATCAGGCTTATTCAAAGCACTAACCAGACTATTTTCTGGACCAATAGTTAACTATCGTTCGCAAACAGGTAGGAAGATCAGAAGACAGCATTTAGATAAGTTCGGCAGTAGATTTAAATCAGCTTCAGGACAACAATTTAAGAAGTCACTTTATAATCCTTTAGATACAGTTGCCACAAACGCAATTGCCAACCAGCGCCGCATTGAAAGATATGTCGATTTTGATCAAATGGAATATACTCCTGAGATTGCTTCTACGATGGATATCTATGCAGACGAAATGACCACTCATTCTAGTCTTAGTCCGATGCTTAATATTAAATGTTCAAACGAAGAAATTAAAGCAGTTTTAGAGGTTCTTTTTGATAGCATTCTTAATCTTCAATATAATCTTTTTGGCTGGGCGCGCACGATGTCTAAATATGGCGACTTCTTTTTATATCTTGATATTGACGAGAAATATGGTGTGCAATCGGTGATCTCATTGCCACCCTCCGAGATCGAGCGTCTGGAGGGACAAGACTCTACGAATCCAAATTATGTTCAATATCAGTGGAATTCTGCTGGTATGACATTTGAAAACTGGCAAGTGGCGCATTTTCGTGTTTTAGGAAACGACAAGTATGCTCCTTATGGAACTTCTATTCTTGAACCGGCTCGTCGTATTTGGCGACAATTGGTGCTTATGGAAGATGCGATGATGGCATATAGAATTGTTAGATCTTCCGAGAGAAGGTTGTTTAAAATTGATGTTGGTGCTATTCCTCCAAACGAGGTTGAGCAATATATGCAAAAGATTGTCTCACAACTTAAAAGACATCAAGTTGTCGATCCTTCTTCTGGTAAGGTTGATTTACGCTATAACCCTATGTCAATCGAAGAGGACTATTTTATCCCAGTGCGCGCAGGCTCAGCAACAGACATTACAAATCTCGCCGGCGGATCAAACACAACACAAATCGACGATATCAAATATCTTCGCGATAAACTATTCTCAGCACTTAAAATTCCACAAGCATATCTTGCCATGGGTGAGGGCGCCGCAGAAGACAAGACAACTTTAGCGCAGAAAGATCTTAGATTTGCTAGAACAATTCAGAGACTACAAAGGGTTGTTGTGGCTGAGCTTACGAAAGTTGGAATTATTCACCTCTACACATTAGGTTTCAGAGGAGATGATTTGTTGGCCTTTAGCTTAGCGCTCAACAATCCATCTAAAATTGCAGAACTTCAAGAGATCGAACACTGGAAGTCCAAATTTGATATAGCCGCTGGAGCCACCGAGGGATTTTTCTCTCGTCGTTGGGTTTCAGAACATATTTTTGGAATGTCTCATGAAGAATTTATGCGCAATCAAAGAGAGATGTATTACGATCGCAAACACGATGCTGCCCTACAACAGGTTGCAGAAGCAGCCGCCGCCGAAGGTGGTGGCGGTGGAGATCTCGGAGGCGATCTCGGAGGCGATCTCGGAGGTGATCTCGGCGGAGATCTTGGTGGAGATCTTGGCGGCGGCGAAGAGATGCCAGCCGGCGAAGCCGGCGGCGAGGAGCCTGCAGGCGGCGAAGAATCCGCATTGCTCGCTGTACCTCCTGGTTCTCGCAACTCACCAAAAACATATGGCCGCCACGAGAAATATACTCCCGTAAAAGTAGACAAAAGAAAGTCCAGCGGACCCCGAACTAGAAACTATGCTGCTAAACGAGACAATGAAATGCGCGGCGCGTCCCCCCGCTCTTTGTATAAAGGAAGAGAAATTAACACGATACCGCCAATTGCTAAAGGTATTTATGAGGAACAAGAATCTAATTATACTTTAAGAGAGCAGACAGAAGAAAACAAATTATTTCAAATAAACGATTCTATTCGCAGTTTGCTTAAAGGATTAGAAGCTAAAAATTTATTAACGGAGCAAAAGAATGAAGATAAAGCACAATAAAAAAAGAAACACAGCTTTTGTTTATGAAGCTTTAATAGTAGAGGCGACCGTAGCTATTCTCAAAAAAGATATTAAAAGACAGAACAGGGCGTCAAATTTAATTAAAAAATATTTTCGACCTGGGGGTACTTTAAGAAAAGATTTAGAATGCTATCGTTCACTATACGAGGAACAAAATCTCGATAGGCAGATTTCGAAAAGGATTGTGCAGGAAGCAAAATTACAACAAAAACTATTAGATCCTGAGAAAGTTTTTGATGCCCAGTCAGATCTGATTCGCGACATTAATAAAGAATTATCCGCTTCCGTCTTCGCCAATTTTGTACCGAACTATAAATCTCTTGCCACAATTGGGCAGTTATTTTCAGATAGAACATCTCCTAAGTCATTAGTAATTTTAGAAAATCGAATCATTAATGATATGCAGAAATCTAACATTCAACATGTATCAGCTGATTTGGTAGACGGTATTGTCTATAAAGCTTTTGTCGAGAAGTTTAACAACAAATATGAGCAGGATTTGTTAGTTGAACAGAAAGAGCTGCTTACACACTATATTTCTTCTTTTGCAGATAACGCCCTAGGGCTGAAAGTCTTTTTAAATGAAGAAATAGCAAGATTAAAATTAAAGCTTAACGAGGCTCTTGAGGCACAGGAAATTAAAAATGATTTTGAAATGTGTAACAAGGCTAAAAGAATTATTGAACATTTAAATACTTTTGCAAAACAAGACTTTAATGACGAGATCCTGTTGACTGTTTTGAAAACACAATCATTAGTTAAGGAAATCTATAGCAATGCCGATTAAAATTCGAATTGGAAAAGGGGCTGATGATGCCTTCGTCCGTCTTGAGATGGACATTCGAAAAAGCATGAGTGGAGATTTAATGATCTTTGATCATGCTGACATTGATATTGTTTTGTCCACCGCAAAAAATAAAGTTATTGCTTTTCCCAAAGAAACAATGAGCGATTTGGTTTATGGAGCGCAAAACAGATTGTTCACTGAATTACGAAAAAAAGGCGTAATTGTATCTGATTCCATTCAAGCCGGCTCGTTTTACGGCTCCATTGAAGCCACAATGGAAACAACGATATCAGAAGACCTAAGCGCACCCAAGATGGCTCTTATTAATATTTCTAGATTTATTGATGAAGAGCGCCCATATTTTGAATCAACCGAAGCTATCGTTTCTCTGAAAGATGATGAGCTGCTTCATCCGGAGAAGACCGATTCTACTGAATTAGGCGAAGTTCCACAAGCAGTTAATCAAGGATCTTTGCAACAAAATTACGTTAGAGATCCTTATTCATTACACTATATGTATACATTTGAATAGGAAGCCTCAAAATGCCTGAGATGAAATTAATAATGGAGAGCTGGCGCCTCCACCAAAGTGAAGAAACAGAAGGCGCCTTTCTGGTAGAAGAGATCTGGAGCGGCGCCTATATCACACACCTTATTCTTTTAGAAGATCAGAGAAGATTGTTAGAGGAGGGTATTGGGCAATTTTTTTCGAATGCCTTTAATGCCGTAAAAGGAAAGGTAGAACAGTTTGCGACTTGGGCAGAGAGTAAATTAATGTCATTTGTTGATGCCGCCATTAAAAAAATTCAAACGTTTTTTGAAAATATGCGCACCGCGGCCAATAAGTGGAGAAGCGAACTCTTACAGAAAATTTTTACAAAAAATTCAGTGAGAGATGTGGTGGAGTCTTTGGGTGTCTTAAGAAGAACAGAGTACCTTAAATTCGGCGCATCTATTTTGGCGACACTTTTGGCAAAATTATCAGAATTGGGAGCAAATGCAGTGCTAGATGCGATGTCCGCCGGCGGAGCTACGGCAGTTAAGATAGCAGCTTTTGTGAGTGAGAATATTGAAAAGATTAAGCTTTTTGTAGAGGCTATAAAAACCGCATTAGATCCTACAGGGATCCTGGGTCTGTTAGAGAAAATTCCTGCATATGCTGAGAGCGCCGAAATTTTATTACAACTGAAGCGTGATTTGCAAGATCCCCTTCGAGGTCTTAAAAACCTTTCAACATGACAACATAGGATTAACAATGGAACTACTAACTTTTATATTATGCGCCTACGGGCTCACACAAATTCTTGTCTACGGTAAGATCTTTTCAAGATTAAGACCAAAGAAAGGCACGCTTGGAGAGCTGGCAAGCTGTCCTATGTGTATGGGTTTTCATGTTGGATGGATTTTAATGCTACTTTCTCCGTTTACGGAACTATTTAGTTTTGATGTAACCGTCTTTAATTTCTTTCTTTTGGGGGGATTATCCTCGGGCACATCCTACATTTTAAATATGGTCTTTGGAGACCACGGAGTGAAACATGAACATAAGTTGGACTAACAAGTGGATGTTGCAGCCAGTAAGGCGCTGTTGTAAAGGGAGTTAGCTATGAAGATTACAAAATCACAGCTTAAACAGATTATTAAAGAAGAGCAGCAAGCGCTCATTAAAGAGAATATCATTTCGGATATGGTCGACACCATTAAAGATTCAGGCGAAGACGCTTGGGACTGGATTAAAGATAATGCAGAAGCCGTAAAAGATGCCGCAGCCGCTGCCGGCGAAACAGTCGCCGACTTTGCCGATGATGTGGCACAGGCTGCATTGCGTGGAGTTGATACAGCTACTGGCGCTATCGCTGATGTGACTACGGGCCAGTATGGAACGTCTCTCTCGCGTCGCGGCAAGCGCAAGAAAAGAGCGAGAGATGAGAAGTACGCACAGACCCGCGCCGGCAATGAAGCTGCCCGCCTCCAGACGAAAGCAGATAACGAAGCTCGCCGCGCGGAATACGCGCAACGAGAACAGGATAAGATCGATGCCGAGGAAAGGCGGATCCGCAATAAAGAGAATGCTGCAGCCAACTATCGCTACGAATTAGACCAACAGATGGCCAACCGGCGAGCAAGAGAGAAGGAAGAGGAATCTGAATATTCCCGTCGCCAGAGAGCCCTAGGAAAAGGCGGCCCCGGCTATTTTCAAAGTGATCACTCCCCCTGGCGCGAATCCATCGATCGCGATAAGCTCGCTCGCATTGTTGCCGAAGAGCTTCAAAAAGTATTGAAGGATAGATAATGAGCAAAAAGCTTTTACGAGAATATTATGAACTCTGCGAAGGCGGCGTTTGTCAAGATCTTTTAACCGAAGAGGAAAAGAGATACGTGGCAAACGGCGGCATGATTTTGTCAGGAAAGCTACAAGAATCCGATGTTCAAAATGGTAATGGTAGAATTTATCCTCACTCCGTTTTAATGCGAGAGATGAAGAACTACTCTAAACTTGTGAAAGAAAAAAGAGCCCTTGGCGAACTCGATCATCCCGAGGATTCCGTCATTAATTTAAAGAATGCTTCCCATCTTGTCACAGATGTGTGGTGGGACAATAAAAGCGTCATGGGAAAAGTAAAGGTATTAGATACTCCATCAGGAAAGGTGTTGAAGAGTTTGGTCCAGTCGGGTGTTAAGCTTGGCATCTCTTCTCGCGGCATGGGCTCCGTAACAGAGAGCGCAGGACAAACGATGGTTGAGGATGACTTTCAGCTAATTTGTTTTGATTTTGTATCAGAACCATCAACACCGAATGCTTTTATGATGCGAGAAGCAAAAGAATTTAACAACAGAGTATTTACTAAGGCAGATAGAATTAACAGAGTTTTAAACGATATTTTAGGAGATTTTGAATAATGGATAAAAAAACTTTAAGAAGAATTATTGAAGAAGAAAAGGCACAGTACAGGCGTAATAAGAAGCTTTTAAAAGAGCACAAAAAGCTTGCAGCCCGCAGAGAAGATTTCGAAAGTCTTTTTATCAAGAATTTGCTTGAGAACAGAGTGGGTCACCCCGTTGATATTAATCAAATTGACGAGGGTGCCTGGGACAAGATAAAGAGCGGCGTTGGCAAAATGTTTGGCCGCGGCGGTGATGAAGATGAACAAGCACCCCCCGAAGGCGAGGAAGGCGCCGAAGGCGGTGGCGGCTATAGCCGCTGGGAAGGCTTTAAGCATTTCTTATCCAAGGCTGGCTCCTTAGAAAAAGGCGGCTCATTGTTTGGCAGAGGCGCCAAAACCGCAGAAGCTCAAGCCGAATTACAAAAAGCACTTGATAACTCTGCTGATCAGGGCGTGCAAGATCTCGTTAAGGGTCTAAAAGATATGTATCCTGGCTGGCCAAATACCAAAGGTACTGAAGAGTTTAAAGCCGCCGCAGCAGAGATCGCCGCTTTGTATGATTCTGTTAAGGACGCAGCCGAATCCGGAAAATATGATCCTGTCGCAGCAAACAGCATTATTAATGCACTACGACAAGTTGTTGAATATGCTCGCGAATATGAACTAGCTGATGTTTACAAGCATACTAACGAAAATCGAAATTGGGATGCCAAGCCATTAACAGAGCAGGAACTGATGAATGAGATCAGTGTTGGTGCCGCCTTCGATATTTGGAACATGGTTCAGAAAGGACGCCAGACAGTTCAACAAGTTAAGAGAGGCAAGCGCATGTATGATCAGCTTGCAAGAACTCAGGCGAGAAAACAAAGAAGAGGCGGCGATTTAAATCGTAGGCAATCTGATGCCCAGGAGCGGCTAGAAGACGCAGGCTTCGGTGACGATGCATCCGAAGGCGAACTAATGCGCGATGCCGAAGAGCAAGGCAGATATAGAGCGCCGGCTGACGAGGATCCCCGCATTCCCGATGCCGGGCGCCAGGATGAGCCCACAGGCGACGAGCCCTCAGGCCGCGAAGCCGAAATGGGGTCTACGGCTCCCGAGCCCGAAGAGGAAGAATATCCCGAATCCGAGCAGGCGCCTTATGAAGAAGAAGTTCCAGAAGAAACTGGCGGCGGCACCGAAAAAGCTAAAAAAATCGGTAAGGGGCTCGGACCCGCCGCGGGCACCGTAGGACAAGCCGGCGCTGGATTGTCCACTGCCACTATGTTGGGGATTGCCGGTGTAGCGGCTGGAGTTGCAGCGCTTGCTGTTGGAAGATGGAAGATGCATAAGTCTTCACGTACCCAGCAATTAGGCGATCTTCTTGGTATGATGGAGCCCCTTCCAGAAGCCGAAGAGGCGAAATCTCCGCTCAAGGGCGGCGAACAGGAAATTCCACCACCCACTAAGGGCGAGGAAGAGCCCCCAGGCACAATTGATCCTGTGACCGGAAACCCAATTGAAGGTCCAACTCCCGGACCCGGACCCGGACCTGGAGTTACTGGACCCGGACCTGGACCCGGACCCGGACCTGG